TTCCAAGGAACCATGCAGGTAGGTCAATAAGAAGCAGATCAATAGCATCAGTGATACCCTTGATGACTCCAAGAATACCTCCCTCTATACCTGCGGTAATTTTATCCAAAAAGCTTCCGTCCTCACCGGTGAAGCCTTCATAGAATCCAACAACGAAATCAATCAGCGATAGAAATACTTGAACAAATGGGCGCATGATAACGCCAATAATCTTTTTGAACGGAGCGAGTAATGGTTCAATAAAACCAAATACTTTACCAAGAAATCCAAGTACACCGGTTCCCTCTTCAGCACTACCAAAGATCTTTGCGATACTAGATCCTATGGTACCAACTCCTTCAGGCATAGTAAACTTAATGCGAGGAATCTTATCAAAGAAATTCTGAACGCTGTTCTTAACCGATTGGATCGTATCCAATAGTCCCTCTGGTAAAGTTAGCTTTGGTATCTCTGGAAAGTTAACCTTAGGAATCTCTGGGAGTGTTAGTCTTGGGATCTCTGGAAATCTTAACTTTGGTAGTTCGGGCAGCGCTATTCTTGGGATCTCTGGTAATCTTAACTTTGGCAGTTCAGGTACTTTTAACTTAAACTTATTAAAGTCGTATGGTTTACCTTCAATATCAACAAAGGCAATCTTAGGAAGTTCTGGTACCTTAGGCTTAAAGTTTCTAACGCTATCAACAAAACCTATCGTTTTTGTACCAAATGATTTAATACCATCAACGAATGTTGCAACCGACTTTGCGAATCTTGGAAATACTTCGGCTATCTTAAGAGCACGCAGTTCATCATCAAGTCCAGTGACTGATGCCACTAAAGCAATTAACGCAGGAACGGCCAAGCCAACTCCTGCTAAGGCACCGACTCCTGAAGGACCACCAGTAGGAGCAGGAGCAGGAGTATCTCCACCTTTTAGATCCTCAAGTGCGTCAAGAAGATCCTTATTGAACTCATCTTGTTCACGCTTTGCCTCTAAGTCCTTAAGTGAATTGCCCTGAAAGAAATTCAGCAGCTCACCAAAACCATCCTTGAAGGTCTTATTAGACTCAAAGATAGCTTCTTTAACTGACTTGAGCGAATTTGTTCCGCTATTGCGATTAAGCTGACCTTCCTCTCGAAGGCGAGTAATCACATCATCAAAGGTAGCTGCTGACATTTGTTTTACCTACTATCTTTTGTCATCATTGTAGAGCTTTTGCTCTTGACGTATGCTTCCTTACCAAAGAAGGCCGCAACGATTGCTGCAACTGATACGAAATACACCGAAGCGATATCTCCAATGATTTCAGCTGCTTTATCTAATCCAAAGTAAACCGTCATAAAAATACTAAATGGGTATAGTAACATACCCCACAAAGAGAACCACGCCATTCTTCGTTGGGCGTCTTCTTTTTGATCTTCATTCTCTAATCGCATCATCTTTTGCTCCATAATGAACTCCTCGTCAGTCACAATACCATCACCGTCAACGTCGTACTTAGCGTACTCTGACCCTGGCTCTAATGTTTTTGCTGCAGACATTTGTTATCTCCGTTGTTGTTGGCGCTTAAGCCTTTCGTTTTCTTCCTTTATATGTTCCTTCAACATCGAGACGTATATTTCCCTTTCCCACGGCAACATTTCATTCAGTTCACCTAAGTTGTAATTGTGATGCTGCATCATAGCAAAGTTAACCTTATAGTGGCTTACGAGATTATCATGAGAAAGGGCTAGGCGAAAAAATTTGCTAGACCTTTCACCTCGATATCATTATGTTCACCACAGTCAGAACACTTAAATTTAGCGTTTACCGTGGCGCTTGGCATATCCTCAATGAACGCACGAACTTTATTAAACTGCTCGGTGTTCAATGACTCAATGAATTCCTTTACCTCTTCTTTAGTCTGTTCCTTCATATTAAATATCTCATCACTGGTGTGAAGTGAATCGGCACACTCAGCAATAAGCTCAAATACTTTGTCGATGTTACTAGAGCTAGACGTTTGAATACCTAGCACTGCATCAACTGATGGATATCTCATTTGCAGTGTATAGTCATCAGTGATTTCAATAAGCATTTTCTTTTTATCAATCTTAGGTACAACTACTTGACTTAGATCAATTACTACATCGTTTCGTGTTTCACACTTGTCGCATGGTAATGATACCTTAGCACCTTCACCCGCCGATTTTGACCTTAGTTGAGTAAACACATACTCAATGTCAAACATAGTTAGGTTATTAACCTTGATGGCGTTTTCGGTACAACCAGCAATAACATCTTTGATTGCACGAATCATTTGCTTTTCATCCTGTGATTCCAATGCCATCATCAGGATCTTTTCTTCCTTTACGAGATAAGGTCTATAGACCACTTTCTCCTGGGTGGAAGGAACCGTCATTTCATAACGCGGTGCGTCTAGTTTTGGTAAAGCCATAATAATTTAACTCCTAAGTTTATATAGCGATGGGATTTGTTTCAACATCCCAGTTTTCATATGAGAAAGTTGCCGTGAAGCGAACGATCGTGTTTTCCTGTGAGTTACCAAGCTCAAAGGATTGAATGCCAGTTGGAAAAGCTTCATAGATATTCCAGCGTTTGGTAGGAACACCCTTGGTATCCAAATGTTCAATAAAGAATGGATTATAGTACTCTGACTTTAATCTAACCTTGAAGTCGTGTGAAGGACTGTTAATGTTTACGATAGCTCTGTCCTGCCACGCCTTAACGTAGTCGTATGCCTTCCAATCATTGGTAGTTAACCAAGTAATCGAAATGTCCTCGTTCTCGAATCCATAGACTCTCTTTGAGGACTTAAGGCTAGTGAAATGGTCAGCGGTTGTTAACTGACGCCCAGGTATAGCAACTGATTCGCAAAGGATATCAAGATCACGGTCAGCTACATAGACCTTGAACCTGTTGGCCATTGCTGGTCCGCTTTTCTTAAATTGCGATGTTAGATCTTCTATCTTCATGCCCTATACATCCTCTTTGAGTCCGCCCAGACGCTGCGCTTACCAGCCTTGCGGAATTGTTCTGTTGGCAGAAAGATTGCGATATCCCATTCCGATGGTTCCACCAGAACAACACGCGATTCAATCTGTGAAGTAAGATACTTCTTAAAGCATGGTTTGAACTCACGATATCTTTGTACTGACTGCAGCAGATTATAGTTAATCTTTAGCTTTGTGGTCTCATCGTATTTAGAATTATTCGCGGTCGCAGATAACTTGTCAAGGAATGTTGCCCGTACTGCAGGGCTAAGATAATGAAGGTTAAGTCCATAGAACCCTCCCTTTGTTGGTTCAACCATGATGGTCAATGGAAAGGAATCGTAGTAAGGAAGTTCTTTTCTTAACTTTGGATCATAGAAGTACATGTACATCTTACCAACCCCAGGACGATTCCGTGGAGTAAGCATAGGATCCCGTAGGAGCTGACGACGATTAACGTCCTTCAGTTCCCTTGCCTTATTGCGAAACCATGCACGAGCCTCTTTTGACCTTGCGGTGAGACCCTTACGATATGCTTCAGCTTCTAACTTTTGAAATAGTGATTCTGCCATACCTTTATTTATATCAATCTACTTAAGGATTCTTATCCCTAGTGATTTTAAGGTCTTCTCTGTCCACACTTGAAAACTAACTCCGTTATCTTTTGCAAACTCATTGGCTGCTTTCCATTTACTCTGGTTCTTAGCATACGTCATTGTCTCCCTGATGAACTTTCGAGTACGACGCTTTGGTTCCTTGGGTGGTGTACAATACTTCTCTGGTTTGATCTCAACAAGGAATGCTTCTCCCTTCTTATTCTTAAACCAGATGTCTATATGGTACTTATGCCACTTACCGTCAGTAGCGCAAACGTAAGGCAGAATAACTTCCTCTGAGTTCCATGCCACGATGTCAGGATTCTCATCCATCCACCTAAAGGTATTGCGCTCCCAAAGGGATCTGTATGTTATCGACTTGATGTCTCCAACATACTTATTCTTGTTCTTTGGTGTATATTTACCTTTGTATGCCATATAAATAATCTCGAGAAACATTAAACTATCGGAGTTATTTATGGGCATACTTAGATATCCCGACAACGTTGAGTCCAGAGACACGCCATACGTACTCTTTCAAACAAAGAAAGCTCAGTACGATGGTCGTGGCAATCAGACGTTGACGGTACTTGACGGTAACGGATGTGCGATCTACATGCCACAGAATATCGCCGTTAACGATTCACAAAGATACGAGGCAACATCTACTGGAGTTGTTGGAGCAGCTTTTGAGTTAGCAAGTAGAAGAGGTGGCAATGTTACCCTTGAGGATATCAGGGCTGCAGCGCTATCTAACCCAGATGTGGTTGGCGGATTGGTTGGTGCCGGACTCGGTAAAGTTATAAGTGGAGGAGCAGGTGGAGCAGTCGTTGGTGCGGTTTCATCGGCAAGTGTTGTTGGTGGTATCGCGGCAGAAGCCCAAAAGAATATCCAAAACACATTAAATCCTCGCGAGTTTATGTTGTTCAAGGCACCTACGATTCGTACATTCTCAATGGAGTTTAACTTTTTTCCAAAGAACACTAACGAAGCAAACTCTATACCAGCAATCATTAAATATTTTAGGCAGGCGTCTTATCCGATCTCTTCAGGATTTACGTATAACTTTCCATTGGCCTTTGTTGTTACCTTTGCGAAATCAAGCCAAATGATTAAACTTCCACAAGTGGTTTGTACATCAACATCAGTAACGTATAACCCTAATGCGCAATCATATTTTGAGCATAACAGTATGCCAGTTGAGGTTACCCTTGCTCTAAACTTCCAAGAGCTCCAACCAATCGATGCTCAGTTGGTAGGAGAAGGATTCTAAAATGCCAAAGTTTTTCCAATACTTTCAGAAAGAAGATTTCGATATTGACGGCGATGGTACTAAAAGGTTAGTAAATCTATCTCAGTACTCAAAAGTATTCTCCAACATTGCTGACGATATATCGTTCTATACGTATTACACGGTGGATAACGCGGATCGTTTGGATAACATCTCACAAAAAATTTATGGAACACCGGAATACTACTGGACATTTTTTCTAATCAACAAGGAACTAAACAATTCTTGGAAAGGTTTTAGAAAAGATGTCAATGAGTTTAACGATACGATGGCCAGAAAATATCCAGGCACGGCATTGTTCTTTACGACTGGCGTTGGTACTACACCAGTCAGCCTAGACAGCACGCTATTTGTTCCTGGGACTGAGCTAGGAAATGGATTTCTTGGTAAGACTCTGGTAAAGAACGGCTCAATGGAATACGTGGTGGTTGAGAACCCTAGCGGTTATTCCTCGGCGTATCTAAATAATACCTTGTTCTCAGGTAGTGATGCAGGTAGTGGTAACTATAGAATTGATTACACTATGCCATATGCAGATGCACCACATCATAAGGAAAACTCTGATGGGGAGTGGGTCATCGATGGTACGGCAACGGTATCGAATAAGCAGTACGAGTCTGACCTAAACGATCTGCAATTTCAGATCAAGGTTATCAGACCACAGCATATCCTATCAGTGGCACGACAGTTTGAGCGTGAAATGAAACGCAGAAGAGTGTAACGTATGTCGGATCCAAACCTACAGAACGCCATCCCAAAAGTACTCAGTGAGTTTACCATACAGGTAACTAAGTACAACGGTCAAGTAATCGATATCAGCGACAACGTTACTGCGGTATCGGTGTTCGAGTCAATCTTTACTCCGTTTCTGTATGGTAATATGACGGTCATTGATAACTCAGCCATGGCGTCAGTCTTTCCGTTCATCGGTCAAGAGAAGGTTAGAATCAGTTGGGTCAGGGCAGAAGCAAGAGTTCAAAAAGACTTTTACATATACGACGTAAAGGACATGAAGACTCAAACCGAGGGCACTGGTTCGTACACACTAACCTTTACATCAGAGAAACAATTTAGGAATAACATCAGCCTTTTCTCTAAGTCATACAGCGGAAACGCGGCTGATATCATTAAAAATGTATACGACGAATGGTTAATTGAGCCAGGATCAAGCAAAAAACTCAAGCTAAACACTACGGCTGCAGCATCTCATAACGTGGTATTTCCATACATTAA